TAACAGCTTACAAAAATTTCTTAAAATCAGATTCAGACTATTTAATTTTGATGGAAGATGATATTGTTTATAAAGATGGCTTCTTTAGTAGTCTTGTAAACTATCTAAATCAACTTCCAGAAGATTGGGATGTCTTTTTTTATTATGCACCACAAAACAAAATTCCATCTGAAATTTATTCAGACGATAAAGATGTCTGTAGGGCATATCAAGACTGGTCCTGCCTTTGCTATGTAATAAATAGAATTACCGCAAAAAGAGTGGTGGATGATGTTTCTAATAATCAAATTAGTCTCCCAATAGACTACTATTTTTTAAAACAAAATAAATATAATTGTTATACAGTAAAACCAAATTCTAAATTTTACTGTGAAATTGCAGATATTGAATCTACATTTCAAACTAAGCAACAAAGAAAGGTATTAGCATGAGTAGAGAGTTAGCAGAAAAATTACCAAATTGGTTTTTAGGAAATAAAACTCAAGAAGATTTTGATAGACTGCTTGATGAATTTAGAGGTAAGCCAAATCTAAAGTTTCTTGAAATAGGTTCTTTTTGCGGTAATAGTGCAGCGTGGACAATTGAAAATATTTTAACGGATAAGACATCTACATTAACATGCATAGATCCATGGAATGGAAATATTGTCCATGAAGAATTTGATTTTGCAGATGTTGAAGCAGCTTTTGATCAACAATTAGATCCATTTAAAGATCAATTAATTAAACAAAAAGCCTATAGTGATGAGTGGCTAATGAAGAATCGTTCAATTCAATATGACTTTATTTATATTGATGGAGATCATATGCCGCAAGCATTTATGATGGATGCCTTGCTTTCTTGGGAGATACTAAAACCAGGAGGGATTATGGCAATTGATGATTATGCATGGACACATCCTAGGGGGATAAGATATAATCCTGGTCCAGCAATTGATATGTTTGTTAGCATGTATTCAGAACATTTAACAGTTTTGGAAAAAGGCTGGCAAGTATGGATAAGAAAGAATGTTGATTATGTTCGCCCTGAACATATTCATGAATAAAAGGCGGAGAGATGTTAGAACCAGTATTTCCAGACTCCATAGACTTTAAATGCGAAGATCTATATTTACTTACAGTTGGAACAGAAGCAGGTAAAGAAATTTGGCATACCTGCCATGAAATTGCACACATGCTTATTAAGAAAAATATTGCTTATGGCAATTCAGCCCTTGACCCTGTTCGCATATTTTCAAAGGCGGGGCCAAGAGAGCAGCTTCATGTCCGTATTGATGATAAATTAAATAGACTTATGAAGGGTACAGATTATCCAGGAGATAATGATATTGATGACCTAATTGGCTATTTAGTTCTATTAAAGATTGCCAAAAGCCAACAATCCAGTTGATTTTTTAGTCGACTAGGAATATAATGTATATATATGGACATTGAATTAGCAGATCATTATGATCGAATGAACAAGGTAGTCTCAGAACTACTAAAGGGTAATAACCCTACTCAGATTGCCACCCTAACGGGTTTTAAACGGGCAGAGGTCTTAGAGTATATAGAAGAGTGGAAGCAGGTCGTTAGAAGCGATTCTGGGGCTCGTGAGAGGGCAAAGGAAGCCATCTCTGGGGCAGACCAACACTATGCCATGCTTATTAAAGAGGCTTGGAAGACCGTAGAGGACGCAGACACTCAGGGTCAATTAAACGTAAAAGCAACGGCATTAAAGCTAATTGCTGATATTGAAGGCAAGCGTATAGGTATGCTTCAAGAGGTTGGCCTATTAGATAACGCAGAGCTTGCTACACAATTAGCAGAAACAGAACGCAAGCAAGATGTTCTTGTAAAGATTTTAAAAGAAGTTACAGCAACATGCCCTAAGTGTAAGCTAGAGGTGGCAAAGAGACTGTCCCAAATTACTGGAGTAGTTGAACCAGTTGTAATAGATGCAGAGCAGGTAAGTGGATCTTAATTTCAATGATCTGATAGATATACTCGATGGCGAAGAATTTGATGAGAGGCCAGTCGACCTACAGACATTTGTAACAAGTCCAGATTATCTTGGGCTTCCGCCACTTTCAGATAATCAATATACATTAATTGAAAAGTCTTCTCAGATTTATAAAGAGTCCACGCTAATTAAATTGTTTGGGGAAGAAGAAGGTAAGCGTAGATTTAAGCAAACATGCAATGAGGTTATTGCACAATTGGGTAAGGGTTCTGGAAAAGATTATTGCTCAACCATATCTGTATCGTATATAGTATATTTACTATTATGCCTCAAAGATCCAGCAACCTATTATGGTAAGCCACCTGGAGACACTATCGATATTATTAATATTGCTGTTAACGCACAACAGGCAAACAATGTTTTCTTCAAAGGTTTTAAAACACGCATAGACAGATCACCTTGGTTTATTGGAAAGTATGATCCCAAAGCTTCTGAAGTTAGATTTAATAAAAATGTAAACGTATATTCTGGACACTCTGAGCGTGAAGCATTCGAAGGTTATAACGTAATCGCTGTAATCCTTGACGAAATTTCTGGCTTTGCCACAGAGAACACAACTGGTCATGACCAAGCAAAGACTGCTGATGCTATTTATGATATGTATCGTGGATCTGTTGTATCTCGTTTCCCAGACTACGGTAAGGTTATTCTGCTTTCATTCCCCCGCTTTAAGAATGACCCTATTCAAAAATTCTATGATTCAGTGGTGGCGGAAAAAGAAACTATTATTAGAAGCAAGACAATGAAGATGGACGATAACCTTCCAGACGGTACAGAGGGAAATGAGATAACAGTTGAATGGGAAGAAGACCACATCGTATCTTATACTATCCCTAAAGTCTATGCCTTGAAGCGTCCCACATGGGAGATTAACCCAACTAAAACAATTGAGAATTTTAAGGTAGAGTTCTATAAGAATATGCCAGATGCTCTTAGTCGTTTTGCTTGCATGCCACCAGAAGCAGTAGATGCATTCTTTAAATCTCGTGAAAAGATTGAAAAGGCATTTAGTAATATGGCTCTAGCAATTGACTCATTCGGCAGACTTGAGCCATGGTTTGCGCCAGATCCAGATAAAGAATATTTCTTGCATGTTGACTTAGCGCAAAAACATGACCATTGTGCCGTTGCTATGTCTCACGTAAACAAATGGGTAAATGTAAAAGTAACAGACACATATTCGCAGGCTGCTCCAATTGTAGAAGTTGATGCGGTTAGATATTGGACTCCAACATCAGATAAGTCTGTAGACTTTACTGAAGTTAAAGATTATATACTAAGCCTAAGATCAACTGGATTTAATATACGTGTCTGCACATTTGACAGATGGAATTCTCATGACATGATGCAACAATTAAAGGCATACGGAATTAATACAGAAACATTGTCTGTAGCCAAAAAGCATTATGACGATATGGCTATGGTAGTTCTAGAAGAAAGATTAACTGGACCACACCTACCGCTTTTGATAGATGAATTGTTACAGTTAAAAATTATGAGAGATAGAGTTGACCACCCAAGAAAAGGATCTAAGGACTTAGCAGACGCAGTCTGTGGATCTATTTATAATGCTATTAGTAGAACTAAGTCTAGTAGTATAGGGGAAATAGAGGTCCATACATACGATAGTTTTAAGAGAGATACTGAGCAGGAGTATGCAAGAAGCATGAATGTTATAGAAGCCCCTAGAATGCCTAAAGACTTGGCGGATGTAATAGAAGGAATGGAAATAGTATGAGCGTATATCAAGATAAAGCTAAAGAATGTAAATGTTGTGGTAAGCATGTCCCATTGCCAACAACCCTAAAGGAGTATAATGGTACTATGCTCTGCCCTACCACGTTTGCTAACGTGGTGGAATACAAAAGAATATGGAAGGCTTCTGGCACTAGACCGCCTGGAAGTATTAGAAAACATTTCTCTGATTATGTACAGCAATTAGTTGAAGTGACTATTGACAAGAATGATGACGGCACAATACAATAGGCTATTCGCAACAGTAGCCAAGTTGGTTAAGGCCCCGAACTCATAATTCGGTTATCGTCAGTTCAAGTCTGACCTGTTGCACAGGAGGCAAAATGGAAAACCATGGAGATTCAGAAGACGAAAAAATGGCATACTATTTAGAGATAGGTGCTATAGAGTTAGCTGGAGTAGATGAAAGCGGAGAGATGATCTTTGCTATAAATGAAATTGCTGAAGAAATTGCCCCAGAATTATGGGAAGCGCATACACAATATGTCGATAAGACTTTAGTAGAGTTATATGAGGCTGGATATATTAAGGTAGACTATAATGAAAATTTAGAAGCAATGATTAGTCTAAGCCAAGAAGGTTACGAAATTGCAAAAGAAAAAGGCATACTGCCAATAGATATGCCAGAAGCACCAAATAATTAGGAGGAAATATGCCATACGATGTAAAACAAGGAGCAGCAGGCTGTAAAGGTTGGGCTGTAGTAAATGATAAAGGCGAACTTAAAGGTTGCCACCCGTCTAAATCTAGAGCTCAGGCACACCAACGAGCCCTATATGCAGCAACTGCAAATGAAGAAAAAATGAAAGATAAAAAGCGAATCTTGTAATTCAAAATACAGTTTGCTATAATATATGTGGGTCGCCGTAAGGGGCCCACATATTAATTTATTCGCTTAAAGGAGGAATAAAATGGTAACAACATTTGCCATGGATCTCTTTAGGGATCCTTTTTTTATCGGCTTCAATCGTGAAGTAGAAAGACTCAACAATATCCATCGAGAGGCAGTCTCTCAATCATTCCCGCCATACAATATCGTCAAGGTTGACGAAGATACATACCGTGTATCTCTTGCTGTGGCTGGCTTTGACAAAAAGGATGTTGAGGTAACTGTAGATAATGGAACTCTTATCGTTAAGGGTGAAGTTAAAGCAGAAGAAGAGTCTGGAGAAATTCTTCACAAGGGTATCGCCGCCCGTAAATTCACACGCACATTTGCGCTTGGTGAATATATGGAAGTGGTAGGAGCCGAATTCAAGAATGGTATGCTGCATATTGATGTAGATCGTATTGTTCCTGAAGAGAAAAAGCCTAAAACAATCAAAATTAAATAAGGTATAATATAAGTCTGCACCCCGTCACTGGGGAGTCGCAGATGCGGGCATAGTTGCCTAGGATCCACCTGAGCATGTGGCTAAACTGCTCCTTAAAATTTAGGAGAAGAATGCCAAATTATGATTACAAGTGTGTGATTTGTAATTACACAAAAGAAATACCAAAACCTTTTTCGCAAGCAGACATGGTTGAGCTTTGTGAAAAGTGCGGTGCTGCAATGGTTAAGCAGTTCGGTACATTTGGTATTCAGTTTAAAGGTAACGGCTTCTACAAAACAGATAACGCTAAATAGTCAGATGATATAATTAACTTGTTACAAGATTTGTAACTAGGAGTTATAGTTGACTAGGACTAAAGCATGGAGATTGTCATTAGCCGCCATTTTAGCGTTTGGTTGGCTATTTTTAACACCTGCTTATAGTGATGATCCGTTAAGTTTGGCGGCTCAGGAAATATCTGAGCTTAATGAAAAAGTATCAAATCTTACACAAGAGGCTGAAACTAGAGCCTTAATAGATATAGCAGAAGATAAATATGATGCAGCAGTTGCTGCAAAACAAGCAAGAGACACAGCCTATGCAGAGTATGATACAGCCGTTGCTGCAGAGGCTACTGCATTATCTGAAAAGACTACAGCACAATCTGCAGTAGATGGACAAACAGTGACAGTTGCTACTGCATTATCTGAAAGAAATTCTGCTCAAACCGCTCTCGATATATCAATAATCAACTTAGCAACAGCAAACACTAACCTTCAATCTGCTCAAAATGCTGTAAATAATGCTGGATCAGCAGGACTTCAGTACACCGTTTATCATTTATTAAGAGACGGTTATGTTAATGGACAGCATATAGCAGTGCCTGGTTCTGTTATATGTACTGGTGTTTGGAATTCCGCTTCTATGAACCTTCCAGTTTGTGGACACTATTCAGATATTATTGTTAAATTTACTGGAAAAATTACAGTACCATCAGATTGGACAGGCGTGTACTTTGCTGGTTACACAGACGACGGATTTAGAATGTATGTTGACGGACAACTGGCTGTTGATAATTGGGTAGAACAAGGTGCTACCTGGAGCCCATACTCTCCAATATATAATGTTAGCCAAGATAAAACTTTAGATGTAGAAATATGGTGGTACAACGGTGGAGGCCCAGGATCGTATCTCCTTGGTTGGTCAATTCCTGGAGGTTGGACTACAGCAGGATGTGCGTATACTGGTGGCTGGGGTGTAGGATTTAGCTGTAACCTAAATACATTTTCTTATGGATCTGGTGCAACACAACAGCAATTAAATAATTTAACTTCTGCACAACAAGCACAATCAGCGGCACAACAAGATTACAATACTAAATTAGCAACACGTAATACAAAAGTAAATGTATACAATACTGCTAATTCAACTTTATCTACATATAATCAAACTTTAACAACTAAATCTACTGCATATGACAATGCAGTTACAAATACATCAAATAAATTAACTGCTAAAAATAATGCTCAGTCTACTTATGATCAAGCAATTATTGATATGAATGATGCAATACAAGATGCTTGGGATTTATATAATGAGACTTATCTATTTGAAGAACAACAAAGAGTTGCCGCCGCAATTGCTGCAGCTATGGCAAATCAGCCTCAGACACCCATAGACCCAACACCACAACCAGAACCAACGACAGAACCGACAGAAGAATCAACACCTGAACCTACTCCTGACCCATCAAACGAGCAAACTGAACCAGACGATCCCAATCCAGAGCCAAGTTCCGATACCACAGATGAGGAGAATGTAGATCCAACCCCTGAGCCAAAGCCAACTCCTGAGCCTTCACCAGAGCCTTCACCTCAGCAAACGGATAAAGATCCAGAGCTAACTCCTGAACCAGAGCCAGCTCCTTCTGAACCTTCTGAAGAATCATCACGGCCTAATAGTATCACAGAAGAAACAGCAAATCTAATTGCAGATTTAACAAGCAAAGATACATTAACTAAATTAACTCCAGAGCAAAAAGCGGCGGTTGCAGAAGGTCTTGGAATTAAAACATCAGAAATTGCAAAGGTTGCAGCATTAGCGGCATCAGAACCAACAATTGCAAAAGCCCTTGAAGAATTTGGTGATAGAATTAAAGAAAATGGAGCAGCGCCTATGCCATATACTTTAGCGGATGCAACAACTGAAATTGCAACAGAAGCATTTTTATCGGATCCAATTGGCGCTATATCAGATATTGATTTTGAAAAATTACTTAGCCCATCAGAATGGGGCAAAGATATGACAGACGACCAAAGAGAAAAGGCGCAGGAAGTGATTGTGCCAGTAATTATTGCAGGAAATATTGTGGCAGCAGCCATGACAAGGAGGATAGGATGAAAATAATTAAAGGATTTTTTAATTGGATCTGGGAAGCAGTAAAGGAAAGCATAGCCCAGCTATGGACCCTCCTTGGCTTTTTTATAGCTTGGCTTACCCTAACAGGCACAGCCCAAGACGTAGTGGGCCTAGCCACAATAATTGTTACCGTTATTTGGCTAATAACCATCCCTTTAAGAAAAGACGAGGAATAAGGTATAATAGAGGCATGAGAAAAATAATTGCCTCATTTTCAAGCGTAGTGCTGGCCTTGACCCTAACTTCTTGTGGGTATCAGGGCAGTTTCCGCTATCCTTGTCAGGATCAAGCAAATTGGGATAAGGCAGAATGTAATCCTCCAATCTGTGAATCAACAGGAACGTGCAGCAAAGATATTGTTGGCGAAAAAATATGGACAGATTATCAGAATAGTAAGGTAAAAAATGGCTAAAGAAAGATTAACACCAGCAGATCTTGATGCAAGATTAAAGTTTATTCTAGGATTAACTCTTGGAACAATTCTTCTTCTTACATCAGTAGGAATTTTGTACGGGCTATTGTTCGTATCACAACCAATCGGAGCACAGTCAGAAAATGATAAGATGTTCTTCAACGTATTGGGTAGCGTTGCAACATTTATTACAGGAACTTTGGCGGGTCTATTAATTGGACAATCAGGTGCTAAAGATATTATGAAGGCACAGTTGGATAACAAGGAAGTAGATGCAAAGAATACTCAAGCAGACAAGAAGCTTGAATCAGAATTAGCAATCAATGAACTAAAGGCAGACGTAGAAGCAGACGCAGTACGTGCACGTTTGGCAGCTAAGCCAGATGGCGCAATGCCAGCAGAACAACCAGTTGATGCAGATTGGGATAAGGAATAAACATGAGTGATTTTCCAGTACCAGCAGAAACAGCAAAAGCTCCAGCAGGAACCGCTGCTCGTTTAATTCAAGTTGCTAAATCTCAAGTAGGATATATTGAAGGTCCAAAAGATAATGAAACAAAGTATGGTGCATATACAAAAGCTAATTTCCAGCCATGGTGCGGATCTTTTGTTAACTGGTGTGCTAATGAAGCAGGAGTAAAGATTCCTAATACAGTTTATACACCAGGTGGCGCAGCAGCATTTAAGAAGGCTAACGCATGGATTGATGGAGACATTGCAGATCCAGAGCCAGGAGATATCGCCTATTTTGATTTCCCTTCAGACGGTGTCGATAGAATTTCTCACGTAGGAATTGTTATTGAAGATAATGAAGACGGAACTGTTTGGTGTATTGAAGGTAATACTTCAAGCAACAAAAAGGGCAGTCAGAGAAATGGCGGAGAATGCTGTAAGCAGCTTCGTGCATATAAGAAAAACAAAGCAGGAGTAATGGTTTCAATCGTAGGATTTGGTCGTCCGAAGTTTAAATCTGGAGGAACAGCAGTTAAACCTGCACCTACAGCAGACGGAAAGTGCCCTACTTGCGGTAAATAAAATGAATACCTATAGGATTAAACTTGAGGTTGATGCAGAAGTCCAAGCATTCAGCGAGGAAGATGCAGCAGATTATATTAATGATATATTCGGAGTTGACGATGAAGTTAAAAACGTCAAAGTCGTTAGCGTGAAGGAGAAATAATGGCTAAAGAAGGATACAAACCAACAGGAGGAATGAAGTCTGCAGCAAAGCGGGCTATACGTTGGAAACAAGAGGGTAAAGCAACAGGTGCTGGTACAGCAGTTGGCTGGACCCGTGCTGGACAATTAGCTAGAGGTGAAACACTCAGCCTCTCTACTGTCAAGCGAATGTACTCCTTCTTTTCAAGACATGAAGTAGACAAGAAAGGTAAAGACTTTTACAATACTTCTAACCCTTCGAATGGTAGAATTATGTGGGACGCATGGGGTGGAGATGCTGGTTTCTCTTGGTCTCGCAAAATTGTAGAACGGGAAAAGAATATGAAGAAATCATTAACCCAAGATGATCTTGTAGAAGAAATTAAAGATATGCTTGAAGATGCCGTAGAGCCATTTGATACAGTAATTGAAATTGATGACGATGAAGAAATTAAAAAAGCTCTCCGTCCTGAAATAACCAAGGAACAACTTGGCATGGTAATTGAGCATTTGATGGAGGCTATCGAGGGAATGATCGAAATGCCAGAAGTTGAAACAGAAACAGAAACAGAGACAGAAGCCCCAGAGTCAGAAGACTCTACAGAAATGGAAGATATGTCTAAGTCAGATATATATAAGTCTGATGATGAAGAAGATGACAAGTGGGATAATGAGATGCAGAAGTGTTGGACTGGCTATAGGCAAGTCGGCATGAAAGAAAAAAATGGCCGAATGGTCCCAAATTGCGTACCAGTAGATAAAGCATACGACGTAGAGGACAAAGAAGAGCCAGTAAAAAAGTCCATATGGGATGGAACTTTTCTTAAGTAACTATTGACATAGCCGCAGCAAAACCTGTATAATATATATCAGTGGGATGCTGCGGTTAATTTATTAGGACGGCATGCTAAAGTTAAATGAAATTGGCGTAAATCTCTTAATCAAGAGAGCCAAGGATGTTACTCCATATTGGGACAATTATGACCTAGTAATATGGAAAAAGGATCCATCAGGGTTCACAAGCATAAAAGGACTATTTAGAAATACTTGGGGCATTGCAGAAAGAATTTCTGTAAATAACGAAGGCGTATGGGAACTTCCAAAAAAATATGTCAAGTATTTTAAGTAATCTAGGAATAGATGAAGAAGATTTTGATTGGTACTCGCTTGCGATATGTCGTGGAATGGACACAAATTTATTTTATGACCAATACGAAGCCGATCCAAACATTGCAAGAAATATAGATGAGATGTGCTTATCTTGCCCAGTTGTTAGTATTTGCTATAAAGCTGGTCAGGATATGAATGAATATGGAGTATGGGGAGGTGTCTTTATGACTTCTGGATCTATTGATAAGTCTAAGAATTTGCATAAGACTGCCGAAACCTGGAAGAGATTGAAGAAGAAAAATGTTCATTGATAAGAGCCAAGACAAGCTTAAAGAGCATTTTAAATACGGAATTAATCAATGGACTGGCGAACCAAATAAGCCCGTATTCTATAACGATGAAATGAAAAAGAGAGTGCACGAGATACAAAAGCCATCAATGCTTTTGATGGACATAGTAAAATATCCCGACTTTCTCGCATTAAGATTATATGAAGATAACTTTATACAGTTTGAAGGAACCAAAAAAGAAATGGTTATTGATTACGTAAGTAAGGTAAAGAAATTAATTGAATCATATGGTGTAAGATGCGAGTTAGAGGGAGTTCCAAGTGCGAGAGTACTCTGATGTCATATATATCGTTTGGCTTCATGACGAACAACGTTATGGAATGCTGGAAAAACTCGGAGCCTTTGCCTCTATGGTAAAATATAACATAGACGGAGAAGAGTACGAAGATTTAGTAGAGAATGAGAATTTCACCATAGTGGATGAAATTGTTCATCAACATGTTGAGGAATCAAATTAATGGAAAAAATACTTTGCTATAGTTGCAATAAGACTAAGGCTAAATTAGATGTAAAGAAGTCTTCATTGCTTCCTATAAATCTGCTAATGTGCGAGACATGCATCTCGTCTAAATTTGAGCCACGCTGGGTAATTATTTTGGCGGGTAGATCAAATGGACCAGACCATGTTAAGGAATTTATTATCCGCCGTCGCTATGTTGGCAATGAAGTATCAGCGTCAGAGTTGCTAGTTTAGACTTAATTTTACGGTATAATTAATCTATTATGGATTATACCTCAATCGTAATTGCCCTATTTGCTGCCACATTATCTGGATTTGCAACTGCCTTGGTCGCTGCCGTAAGAGACAGTAAAAAGGAAAAAGTACGTAGGGCTGAGCGGGAACAAGATCATCTTAAATTAGAGATAAAAGACCTCAAAATTGAGTTATATAAATTAGAAAAAGAACTGATCGACTGGAAAGATAAATATTATTCTTCTATCCAAGAATTAATTCAGGTAAAGGCTGAGCTTGAAAATGCCCTAGTTCAATTAAATATAATTGAATTTAGGGATATGGACTCGGAATATTAAAAATAGTATACTAGGGGTATGACCTGTATAGTCGCCCTAATTCATGAAAACAAGGTTCTCCTTGGCGGAGATGCTGCTGCATCCGACGATAAAAGTGGTTTAATATTTCAAAGAACTGATCCAAAAGTTTTTAAAGTAGGACAATTTGGTATTGGGTTTGTTGATAGTTTTAGAATGGGTCAGATACTTCAATACAATTGGACACCACCTGTTTATAAGCCAACTGCAGGGTATAGAAATCTAGATAAGTTTATGAGAACTAGATTTGTTGAATCAATTAAAGATGCTTTTAAGGAACAAGGTTATGGAAACTTCAGTTCAGGAACAGAGGACGGAGATCTTGGTGGCATCTTTTTAATAGCAGTTCAAGGTGCTGGAAGAATTTTTGCGATGGACTCTGATTTTCATATTGGAGAAGCAGATGTTCAATATATGGCAGAAGGAGCAGGACAAGAACTTGCCCTTGGCTCTCTATTCTCTACAGCTCAGGTTAAGACTCCACGTAAACGTGTTAGAATGGCTTTAGAGGCGGCGGCTAAGTTTAATATGAGTGTCAGACCACCCTTTACAATAATTGAAGTCTAGGATATAATAGATTTATGAAATGGCTAAATCGATTAGCCGCCCTACTGTTCGGCTTGTTATCAGTCGGGGTAGCGAGAGACTTCTTTAGCAAGTACGAGTTGCTTGTATTAAATAAAGAAAGTATTGAGCCTTATGAAGAGGAAGAGCAAATGGGAGATATCATTAACCTGAGACCTCAAAACTATGATCATGCAATGGATGTTCGTGGTACTCCTACTCATGTATGTCCATGTGGATGTAACATATGGAACATAAAAGCAATTTTTGATGATTTTGAAATAGCAACTTACTTCCTAGATATGGAATGTGCTAATTGTGGTAGCCTTGCAACTGCTCCCACTCCGATAGATAAAGACAGAACGGATATATGAGAAAGTCAGAAAGAATCAGGGTGCTGGAACTTGAAGTATTACGCCAGCAGTATGAATTAGAATATTTAAAGATAACTTTGCAGGCTATGATGGAATCAAAAGGATTAAATATTCCTGAAATGGATGCTGGCAAATGGTACAACAGGAAACCTAAAGAATAGTATTGACAGGTTCTACGCTATTTAGTAGAATAGTCTACATGAATAAAAAAATCCTAACGGCTCTAATTGCCGTATTAATTGCTGTACCAACGAGTTCATTTGCAAATGTAAAGAACTCTACGCTGAAAAATAGCACATCAAATGTGCCTACATTAGCTATCCTAGATACTGCGATAGACAACTCAATTCCTGACATTAAATCAAAATTAGTTTACGAGGTGTGTGTTTTAGAATGGACAACATGCCCTAATGGAAGATCATTTATGGAAGGTCCAAATTCTGCTACATTGCCACTAAATGCCATTACCAAAAATGGTTTTGATCATGGCACACAGATGGCCTCTGCAGCAATTCAGACTAACCCAAATATGAATATTGTATTTGTACGTATTGTTGGTCAAAATATTAACTACGATAGACAAATTAACACAGATGCATCAGTATGGATGGCCTTGGATTGGGTAATTCAAAATAGAGATAAGTTTAATATTCAAGCAGTTTCGATGTCACAAGGACACCATAATTTGTTATCTTCAACAGACTACTGCCCAAAAAGCACCTTAGTTGAAAATAAGATAAAGGTTCTTGTTGATTCTGGAGTACCAGTATTTTTTGCTTCAGGCAATACCTATGACTATAAAAAGATTGACTGGCCTTCATGTATCCCTAACTCAATTTCAGTAGGCGCTGCTACAAGAAATGGCATAGAGGTATATAGTAACTATGATGCTAACTTAATTGATTTTACTGCAAACTCACGAGCACAAGTATTTGTTCCAGGCGGGGCAAGAGTGAATGCTACTGGCACATCTATTTCAACTCAAGTAGCAGCAGCATCATGGCTAGCGGTTAAGTCTGCTAAACCAACATTATCATATACACAACTATATGATTTGATTAAAGCTAAGTCTAGACCAGTTAAAGGTAAGCAAGGAAACGGCATACTAATTGATCTTGCAGGAGCATTAAATGGCTAATCAAGTAACTGTACTGGAAGCAATTATCGGAGACGTTGCAATTGCGTTATATCAGAAATGGTATAACGCAATGCCAATCGAAGAAAGAAGCGAATTGGCAGAAGAAGCATTAAAAAAGAATGCACAAGAAAGCACATTATTTGTAATTCAAATGTTTATGGATAAATTTAATGAGGCTGCCGAAGAATTAAAAAATCAAGACTAGTATTGACTAGCCTTATATTATTTAGTAGGATAGGACTATGCAAACATTTCTACCACACGCAAATTTTGATAAGACTGCAAAACACCTAGATCGTAAACGTCTTATCAAGCAAAGCGTTGAGAACCTACAGGTACTCAAGTCCTTGGCGGGTTACTATGATGAATCAGGTGCTTGGATAAATCATCCAGCAGTTAAGATGTGGCGTGGACATGAAGACTGGCTATTTCTTTATAATGAATCTATTATTAAGGAAATTATTCTTCGTGGCTATAAAAATAGCACACACGCAAAGTTTGACGAGATTTATGAAGAGAATTTCATGGGTCTAGAGTCAGACAGACCTTGGTGGCTTGGAGATGAAAAGCTTCATTACTCACACAAGGGCAGGTTATTTGAGAAAGATCCTGAAAAATATTATTTCTATAGCGAATATTCTGACTATCGTGAGTTGGGCTATACTTGTTGCGATAAATGCCAATATTTTTGGCCTACTCATGTGGAGGCAATATGATAATCACAGACGATACATTTGGTCAGGCTATATCAGATAATAGTCTTATCTTGGTAGATTTCTGGGCAGACTGGTGTGGTCCTTGTAAAAAGATGAATCCAATCTTAGAAGAACTCTCAAGTGAGACTGGACTGTTAATAGGAAAGTTAAATGTTGATGAAAATCCAGGAAAATCTCAGGAATACTCTGTACAATCAATACCGACTATGGTATTATTTAAGGATGGAAATCCAGTCCACACAGTCGTAGGTGCAATGCCTAAGCACAGACTGTTAAAGGAACTAGCACAATGGATTTAACATTTGACGAATGGATTTCATACGGGCTTGAAAAAGGTTGGTGCGGACCTCCTGTATGTTACACACACGACGGACTACCAATGTCTGAACATGAAATGCAAGGATTTGATAATGGCGAAGATCCATGTATGCATGTTGTAAGAATGTACGAAGACATTGATATGAAAAATGAAATTGAGGATAATCACTCACCGTCACAATGGCGGAACTCGTACACAAACTAGAATTCCATTTTCACAAGAATATGGATAATATAAGGAGAAATAAATTAAATGAAATCATTTAAGAAAATCGCCCTAGCCGTGGTTGCAGCCATGACTATGAGCACCCTTGTTGCAACATCTGCAAGTGCTGCACCCATGGTCATTACTTCTGTAAAGAAGAATACAGGAACAATTGCTTCCCCGACATGGACAACACAAACAGCAGGTACAGCAGCGACTGCACCAATTACAATTCCAGTTCCTACAGATAATTCTGTAGATTCTGTCGATGTAGTTGAATTTGTAGTAACAGTTGACACAGGAACAGCAGTTTCTGTTAGCGCAACTAACGCAACTGTAGTTCCTGCATTTGCAACATCTACAGCACCAGTAACATCATCTTCAGGATCATCTACATGGTCATTGAATGTTGGTACAGGTACAACAGCAACGTTTTATGTATATACTAAAACGACAGCAATTAGCTCTGTAGCAATTTCAAATCAGGGCACAACAGCAACATACTTCATTCAGGGTACATCTACACTGATTGATAAGATCGCTCTTTCTGGCGTTGATTCAGCACCAGCAGGAACATCAGTAACAGTAACAGCAACTGCACAAGACGTATTTGGAAATAAAATTTCTGGAAAGACTCTAAATGCAATTGCTAATGGAGCAACACTTGATACCGTAACAGTAACAACTGGTGCAACATTGACTAATTTTGGCACAGCAGACGTTAAGTTTGTTGCTCCAGCAACTGGTCCAGTTACAATCGTTTTCTATGCTGCATCAGCAGACATGGCAGCAGCAGTTACTGGATTTAGCACACCTTCTGCATCATCTGTAAAGGTAATTGCAGTTCGTGATTTGAGTGGTGAAGTTGCTGCTCTTACAGCACAACTTGCAGCAGCAAATACTGCTCTTGCAGCAGAACGTGCAGGCCGTGCAGCAGATAAGACTGCAGCAGACAAGGCTCTTGCAGATGCTAAGGTTGCCTCTGATAAGGCCCTAGCAGATGCTGCAGCAGCAAAGGCTGCTTCAGATAAGTCTATTGCGGATCTAAAGGCTGCCTTCAATAAGTTGGCTCGTCAGTGGAATGCAAAGAATCCAAAAGCTAAGGTTACTCTAGTAAAGTAATCTAAATTTAATAAGGGGGCAGGGCTCAAGGGTCTTGCCTCCTTATTTTATAAATGATAGAATAAGATTGTGGAAGAATACTTACAAGAAAAAGTCAGAAAAGACATAATAAGAGAAATAGGTAATCTTGAACTCCCAAAAGAATGGGAGCCACAAATGGTGATCGATTATATAATCAGAAAGATAGACAAAAAATAATGTTTGATAAATTAAAGAAATGGCTTTTTCCAGAAGAGTTCAAGTACACAACTCTTGTTTTAGAAGAGCCTGAAAGAAAGGTGACAGTTGTGAAGAAAACAACCAAGAAGGCAGCACCTAAGAAGAAGGCTCCTGCAAAGAAGTCTCCAGCTAAGAAGACTGCTCCAAAAAAGACCGTCAAAAAGTCTACAAAGAAGAAGTAATGTCGCAAGACGAAAAATGCGAGGTGAAGGGTTGTGGCAATGCTGCAACCCGCATCACCAGCACAGAAACTAGATATATTATGGTCTGCGACCATTGCTGGGAAGAGAAGTATAGAAATTAGAAATGCTATAATGGGAATATGGATGGATTTCTAGACCCATCTAAATTGACCCTATAGGAGAAAAAAATGGCAGAAGGAATTAACTTGGACGGATTTACTGGTCCTAAAGTAAACGATGCACCTGTTTGGAACGGCGAGCAATACGCAGCAGATCCTGCAGCAGCATTCCCAGCAGAGGACAAGTCAACACAAGGTCCAGCAGGAACAACAAAGAAGTAATCATGTGCGTAGAATGCGGATGCGAAAACATAGGTAGCGAATCTGGAATGGCAAAAATTCCAGGAGGCATGCTTGACGTCACACGAGATGGAGAAGCAGGTTTGACACTAAACATGACTGCTACTCAAGAAGAGAGAACGAGATTTATTAATGAATAATGGTACAGGAATGGATACTCCTCCAAATACACAGCCATCAGGAGCTGTAACTTCGCAAGAAGCAACTAGGAAAAATCCAAGCCAAGGCAAATTTAAATCTGGTATCTCAAAGCCTGCAGTAAAAATAGATCGTAATAAACACGGTATACGTAGAGAAACTTCATTAGTTCCAAAGCGTACTGGTAGGCAAAAGAAAGTTTAATTAAGGAGAACCCCCGCTGAAAGGCGGGGGATTTCTATGTGTAAGCAGTGCGGAGATTGTACAAAACAACACGAATATAATATAGATGAGGCTATTGACAAAGTCTAAGACCTTGGTCTATAATTAGTATCTAAAGAAAGAGGCGGATATGTGGGACTTGTTTTGGAACATTTTAATATTTATGAGCGGTATCGCTATTGGTAGGGCTCAAGGAGTAAATAAAGACATAGTTTCTCAAACAGCATATATGCAAGACTTAATAGATCAAGCATACGAAAAAAGAGATAGTATGAAACAAATGTGGCTTGATGCACAAGAAAAATCAGAAAGCTGGGAGCGTAGATACTGGGCTCTTATAGAATCGGAAGAAGAACAAGTTGGATCTTGAAGCAGCAGAAACATCACATTTAAGAGACCCTAGAGACCAGATAAGTTATAGTAAAACTGTCTGGAAGTGTCCCTGCAATGGCTGTAAAAAGGCTGAGAAAAGAGAGCGGGAAAGAATTGCTTCTTTGATACAAGAACAGCATTTACTCTCAGCATCAGGAGAATTAAGACGGTACGGATTAAGAACGGCAGAATGTATGACCAGCACTTGTGATTGCTATGCAATAATAGAAATGATCATGGAGGATAAAAAGTGATTAAGTATATGTTTAAATGTAAAACCTGCAATACATTGATGAGTATCGAGACAGAACTGCCAGAAGAAAAGATTCATAAAGCCCCTCCTTGCCCTTGTGGTAAGTCTAGGATGCTTAGTTTAAGCTCATATGAATACGCATACGGAGCAACAGAGTTACCAAGAAAGTACAATGGCTGGGAATGAAAATAGAAAACAATATAAAAGAAACAAAGTGCTATAGTTTTGATGTAAACATGGTTATTCAGATTTTGGCGGAAGATGAAAAGACTGCCATTGATCAACTAAACAAGCAGGGCGGGTATATCACAAAGCGTGATGTAATACTAAGGGATGTAGTAACTCTATTTAATGGAGAAGATAATGAATAAAAAGGTACTTGTCGCAGCAGGGCTAATTGCCTTCATGGCATTTACAGCAGTGGTTACATATAAGTCCCTAGAGAATCTTGATCAACTAGATCTAAGTGACCCATTTGAAGTAGATATGGATGATGAATAATGCAGATAGCGGAATGCACGGGCATGGACAAGGCGTTTAAGGCAGAACTAATTCATGCAATGTGCCTTAAAGATATAGAAGAAAAGCTTCCAGGAATCGATATGGATAAGGCTAGATCCTTGGCTAAGATTAAGGCGGAATCTTTAATCTACCAAAAAATTACTCACAATCAATTTGATGAGATTATAGATAAAATTAAGACTAATTAGATCGCAATTAGTGAACCGAAAAGTGCGGCGAGAAGAGAGAAGACATGCGTAATTTTTTAGATGATTCAATTGCAGAACATAACTCTAAGCCACCGTTGCGGTGGATAGCTAATATAGCAGGATCCATAGCATCTAAAGGCATGCTAAAGATAGCCTATATGGAAGAAGATGGATATACAGGCTGGAAGTATAAATTTAATGGATGGCTATGGGATACATTTTGGCCCATCTACAGTAAATATGGAACATTCTATAAATTAAATATGGATTTAAGCGGGGCAGAATGGGATGACTATGATGCTGATGGTATTCCATATTGGGAGAAAACTGGTACAGTAGATCCAGATTATGATATTTTTCATTGGGACTTCGTGGATGAAGAGACAGGCGATGCCTTCAAGGTAATCAATTTTGGCGGGAAAGAATGAAATACGCTATAGGGCTTTTAGTCATACTATTTGCTATACTTAATTACTTCGCATATTTACAGGGAAAGGTTTAACATGATATATCATAAGCATTTATTGGTAAATGCCAAAATAAAGAATCCGATCAATACGGAAGAGCAAGGAATTGAATTTTTACGCAATTTAGTCGAGCAGATCGACATGAAGATTATTAAGGGTCCATTTGCATCCTATGTAGATAAGGAAGGCAATAAGGGTCTCACAGCTATTGTTATGATTGAGACCAGTCATATCGCCTTTCATATCTGGGATGAAGTAGACCCAGGGCTAATCCAATTTGATCTCTATACTTGTGGTCGACTAGAATTAGATAAGGTTATATCGATATTTAAAGATACCTTTAATCTAGTTGAAATGGACTATGTCCTATTCGATAGAGAGAATGGATTTGTTGTAGAACAAAAAGGGCGGGAAGCTAATGGAGTCCAATATAACCAATACCCTAATGGTACAAACCCTAGTCAAATAGATCAAGATGCTCTATGGGCTTCACAACAATCATTTGAAGAATAATGGGATTTCTAGACAATCTTGAGGCATGGCTAGACTTTGAAGAAGATATAGACAAAGATCCAGAAATGGGTCATTCTAATCCAGAAATAGGATATTCTACAGGCAAATGGTCAGATGAGGATGATAGACATCCTGTCATAACTCCTGTATTTGGACCAAATAGGTAGATATCTCTCCACTACCCCCCACCTTTTTTCTCCTCTCTATGGCCTTTCTAAGGCCTTTTAAGTGGAGTATAGTGGAGCATTGTGGAGTAAAATGGTTATCAATTTACTATCAATTATTATCATATATTAGATTTAATATTATATGAGTAATTGGACGCCATCTCAAAATATGGACGTAATCCCAATTTGACCCATATAGCATATATCCATGCATGTTGTCAATAGCTGCATATTCTGGGAATTTTGTCAATAGGTCGTAAATATAGAATTTGGCCCATTCAGGCCTATTTTTTAGCTCTCCGTAAACGGAAAATTTGGTCCATATTCTGGCAGATTTAGATCACATTTTGTTATATTCTATATAGATTATATTAGATTTATTATAATATTTCTGGGATTTTAGATCATTCTTCGTAAAAGCGAAATTCGGCCCATATGCCCACAGCAAAAAAACCCCAAAACGGACAATTTGGATATGTCCGAATTGGGGTTATATTGTGTTTATTTAGGGCAACTTGATATGATTGAAGTTGTTTGCCTCTTTGATTCTATTGATTAGATTGTCTAATGTATATGCTAGGGCAAGGCCTTCGGAGATTTCTTGTTTCCCCGCCTTGTCTTTATATACACCAGCATTCTTCTCAATAATCCAGCAGACGACCTCCATTACCCTGTCGATTGTCCAGTTAGGTTGCTGGCTGAGATAATGACCCAGCGTTGCTGGGTTGAACCAGTAGTCTTCTACTGAGTTTGCTAGTAGTTCGCCTACCTTGATTTCTTTTGATTGCGCCATATTCCCACCTTTCGTCTTTGGATTATATCAGAAGGGGCTGACTTGCGCCAGCCCCCGTCTCATTATATGAGATTACTTCTTAGGAGTCTTAGACTCAGCTACGAACTTGATCCCCTGGCTTTCCGCCTCCTGGAGAGCTTGCTTTGCAGCGGAAGAGAAACGGCCACGGCGGCCAACAGTAATTCCCTTTGATGCTAGATATTCTCGCTTTGTTGTCATTTATTCTATCCTTTCATGATAGGTATTTATTATATAGGATATTCACGAATTTGTAAATAGTCCCGTAACGATTAATTTGTTCCCCCAATGATAATCCCACTTTCCATTGATGGATAATCGTCTTCTACATTATCTTTATTTAGTTGTAAGTCCAATAGCTCCACATGATGTGGTTCAATTGGGTCATCTATCTCTACCTCAAACCACTGCATTGGATCCTTATAGGCAATGTCATATGCCTCACCTGGATCTGCTGCAGCAATGTCTGTATAGAATTCTTGGGTCCTGGAACCATATACTCTAAATGTCTGCAAGTAGCTCCCTCATTTCCCACTCTGCATATGTACGGACAATAAAATCCCGTCCCAAATTGTAACAGAATTGGACAGCTTCTGTCAAGGACTCTGTCTCATATATTGGAAGCTGGACAGGTTCTATCTCAGATTTATCATAGACTTCAAATGTATCTACCCCACCAGGTGATACAGAATAGTTTACTTCCAGGATTTCTAAGCTTGGTGCGTAATTACTCATTTATGCCCTCCTCTATAATCGACCTGACCAGGTCCCTGGCCAAGTCTTGCTGCCCGCTTTGAATCCAAGCACGGGCCAGCTCCAACTTAAAATTAATTATTTCTTGGTCAGTCATCTAACCAACCGTCGTCATCCAGAGAAACCAGGAAATCATTGTCAATCATCCAGTCACGAATAACCTCTTCGACAATTTCTCCGCCGTGGTCCATGCTGAGTCCTAGATTGTCTACATCCTCCCAGAACTTATCAAAGATTTGTTTTAACTCTGTGCCCTCTGCAATGACATAGTCATTGTATTCGGCAACCTCCTTGTGGTCTTCGTAGATGTTACGTAGCACATCAAAGGCCCATGTCCACATCAATGACGGGAAGACAGGCAAGGCTGACAACTGGTCGACAATCTTGTTTAATTCATTATAAACGTTGTCCCTGCGTTCTAGATCTGTAGGTAGTTCAACTTCCTTAATTGCCATTCTTTGCCTCCTTATCAGCAATTGCAAATGATAGGTCATATGTGAGGCTGTACAATGCCGCCAGAGCGTCTGTATAGCCTTCCCAGTACTTGCGTTCCATGGATTCCATAGCGTCGCTATAGTCGTTCTCTTCCTCAATCTCCTGAGCCATTTGCAGTTCTGCTTCAGCCTCCAGCATTTTGATTTTGAGTTCTCCGTGCATGATATCAATGCCGCTAACACCAAGGTTAACGAGTTTATGTAGACGTGGGTCTAGTTCAGTTGCTGTTATATTCATGAGCCCATTATATCCTCTGCCACTGACAAAAGGTGGGCGGTGGTAGACCAAGAAGCCTCTAGTATTTTATAGGGAACTACATCCTCAGAATGTAATTTCTCCATATCTTGCTCTAAACTAATTAAATGAAGTTTCATATATTCGATTAATTGATTAGACATTTTCATCCCATTCTAAGTAATATTGGTCTTCAGGGTTCAAATCATAAAATAGATTAAACCTACCTTTGATATAGTTATCATTGGACATTTCTGCAAATCTATAATCTGCATACATCTGCCCTTCATCTAAATTAGATTGAACCCAATCTTCGACAAGTTGTTCACCTATCTCATGATAGATTGCGTCTATAACCATTTGGTTCTCATTTTCTAGAAATGATTCAGCCATTGATTTGCTCCATTCTATAATCAGGGACGTGCTCGGAATCCAAGTATATCTTATGGGTCTGACATTCTGCTACACATTCTAGGTCTGCCTCACCCATATAATTACAAGATGAACATATCTCTCCACATTCATTCTCGCAATAATCCATTGTGTTTATTTCATCACAATCTCTGCAACGATTCTCATAATCTAATAGTTCTGTTACATTGCCACGAAGAATTTCATATTCCCCACCCCAACCTGTTTCTTCCTCAAATGATAAAGTAAGTAAAGAATTAGGAACAAGATTAGATAGTTTAGTTAGAACTGTTACAGCAGGAGACCAAGCAGTATTATATTTATATACAAGCCAGTTATCCTCACCCTCTGATTTATATTCAAGTAATTCTGTTTCAGGCCATTCGTCACCGTCACGAACAGCAACATCCCATTTGGTTCCCCAATTAGATGTATTCCAGTTATACCAATCCTTTTGAGTTTTGGCATGTGCAATTTCTTTAGCAAACCATTCAGGGTCTTGTGGGTCAATTCCTAGACGACTAGGTTGCTGAACATATTCTTCCATGGTAATACCCTCTTCAAGTGGAGAGTGGATATTCCAGAATGCAAAGACAGGGGCGGAATAATGAGTTTCAGATACTTCCATCTCCATAGTCTTAGGATTCCAACTATCATGTAATACATCAAATGGACGATTCAATCTATCTTTGATATAATCAATTTCTGACTTTGGACCTTGTATGGTCAAAGTGTTATATACCCAATTTGGCATTTTATATCCTTTCGTTGATATGACCTAATTATATATCCCACCACTGACATTTGTCTATATGGCATGGATCACATGCCAAAGCTGACCATATTGTGAGAATTTCAGGAAATATACTTGACATCCGTAAAACAGATATGCTACCCTCACCATCTGCGGGCAAAAAAGGAGATCCCCGCTTTTACCGTAGTAATTGCGGGGACCTGACAAATAGGGCTGCTAGTCAAACGAAAGGAATTAAGTAAACCTGCTTTACTTAGCGACTTGGTAAGGACCTAATTAGCCGCACCCTATAAATGAATAGACCGTTTGGCCTATTCATATTATATCATACTAGTTGACTAGTATTCCTTCCAAGGCGTACTTCTCACAGAATGTCGAAAGGTCCATTGTGAATAGTGCCTCGTTCTTCATACCACGTACCTTGTTTGAGGTATTGCTAAAACTATCCTCTTCATGAAGACTAAACGTTTGCTGATTGAAATCAACGATAGCAATCTTGTGCTCGTTGTCTGCAATCTCATTTACGTGTAGACCCCACCCAGTCTCTGAGTTCCAGTCGTCCTTGATTAGTTGGCTGATAGCAATGCGTGTAGCATATGCTGTGTCATTCCAACGTGGACGTGCTGCGATTACAGCATCCGCCAAACGGCCCAACATTTGATGTCCAGCCCAGTGTCCATACAGTACAATTGTGTTTCCATTCGGCTGTACAAATCCGAAGTTTGCTCTGTCACCCATTTATTTCTTCCTTTTCTATTAGTGGTGTTTCTATCTTGTTCAATTCTACTATTTCATAGGAGACCTTGTCAAGGGCCTCTTTATTTTTATTAAAGTGATGGCCACAGAAAGCTAGCTCCCCTGATAATAGTTTAATTAAATACATTGCTTGAGCTGAACCACATTGGTCACACCCAATCCATTTATTTAGATCCTCAGAGGTCATAGTCGACGGTTCCGAATTCTAGGCGGTCAGCGATATCATCATATGCCTGCCCGTCCTCAGATGTTTCAGCCCACAAGCGGATATTATTAATAATAACCTCTCGTGCAAATTTAACACCGTCTTCAAATCCATCCTGATAATCCATTTTATCTCCTTATATATCCCGTCGGTTGTGCATCCGCCGTATAAGATTCAACTAAGTTAAACTTATCTCTAATCCGACTTACTTTCTCAATGCTACCAGTTCCAACATTGAATGTCAATGGTGGCATGAATTCGGGGTCTAGTCCAGAAATTTGTGCTTCCCAATAGGCCATCTCAAGAGACAGCCTATCGGGAGCGGTAAGTTCAAAATACATTAGAACTCAATATCTGCATCTTCAACATCAAATGATTCAACGATTACATCTCCGTTGTATGCATCTAAAGTTAGAGTGTCTTGTGCAAAGTAGCGAGCATCGAAATCTTCGACCTCGTCGAGTGGACAGTCATAGCGTAACTCGAATGTCATAGTTCCTGTGATTCGAATTTCCTGCTTTGGCTCGTGGTCCAGAATTTCACAGAGTTCACGAAGAACTTCGTCCTTATCTGTGTTTGGGTTGTACCACTCTTGAACAGTTAGTTTATCAATAATCTGTCGAATTGTTCCCTGTGAACGGGACAAAAAGTCTTCTAGATTCTTGATGCGTTCTAACTTATACTCAAGGTCATTCACCTTGATGATTGGAAATGTAACTTCACCGTTAGTGATATCCTTGTATTGCACAAGGAGATTAGCATTATAGGTCGTTGGGACCTCTGTAGTTGTTTCCATGGTATTCCTTTCGTTTATTGGTTGAATTGTAGCATGTTGCACTGACAATAGGTTTGGTTTACGGCCACACGGACATGTGATTTCAACCACACCTGAAGGAAATCCAAATCCATCAGATGATGTTACTTCAATCAAGCAATCACATTCGTCTGGGTCGCAGGCAAATGTATATTTAGATGAAACCAGTTCGTTTGACATGACGAGAATTATACACCCCTGGACTGACAATTGTCCAGGCATTCGGGGATATTTTATGTGATCCGTAACACACGATTCCCGCCTTCAGCTGTGGGGGCGTCTCATTATCTGAGATTATATTTCTCAAATAGCGATTCGTACGGGACTTGAACCCGTGATCTCTACCGTGACAGGGTAGCGCTTTAACCAACTAAGCTAACGAACCAAATAAAAAGCGGGGGAATTTTTAGTTCCCCCGCTAGTTTATCATTTTGTTAGAATGATTTTACTAACTTGAGAATTTTATTTTTCTCAGCAGTAAGAACAGGGTCAAAGCCACTTGCGCCCGCCATTAGCGATTCGCTATTGCCACGACCAGAACGGAAATAATCAAGGCGTTCAGTTAGAGCATTGAATGCGCCCCACTTAGTTCCCTTGATATTAGCATTCGTAGGGGAGTTATGATAAAGGTCATCTAGCAAGACAACTTTATTTTCCCACTTAGTAAGAGCAACCTTAGACGAATCCTTATCAGGCTTCGGATAGATTGTCTGAATCAACTTAGAGAATTCAGCGTCAGTAATTGCTTGATTGAATAAGCCCTGCGCTTCTTTCTCGAATTCGTCAAAGTATCCAAGAGCAAGACCAAGAGTCTCACGAGCAACTTGAATGCGACCTTCGACAGATTGAGTATGACGAATCTTGAATGATTGCTTAGCATTACGCATAGCAAGATTCAAAGTGTTTTGGCATACAACACGAACAGGTGTAATCGCTGCTTGAACAGCAACAGAGCCATCGTGTGATGTCCATACGATTAGATAAAGTTTAGTTTGGTCATTAGCACCTTGTGGGTCTAATACCATTGTGCGTGGAATATCAACAGTTCCGAACACAACTTTACCTTGCTTTAGAGAGCCAGCAGATTCCCAACGGCAATCGGGATTAGCATCGTGAATATTATCTGCGAAAGCAAATAGTTCTTCATTCTGAACAGGCTTATATCGCTTACCAACAGTAGCAAGAACATCAGTTCCGCCATTGAATGGGTTATCACGAATAACTAATTGAGCATTAGATACATCGTTCCATTCGGTAGAGATATGGTCAGTCAATGGAGACAAGCGAACATTCCAATTGGAAAGTTTTGCTTCGTCAAGCATTGTTTGAGTAGAGACATCTTCATCTTGTGAGAAGATTCGATTTGCGAGATTATGCCAAGCGGGAGTTCCACGCAAAGCAAAGGCAACTTCGCTGCCATTAGTTTCTAGGTTATGAGCCATAGATTTTTCCTTTCATTAGTTAGATTGAGCCTAAGTATAACAGACACCACCGACATTATCAATAGTTAGTTACAATATGTCCGAATTGTCCAGGTGTGATGAATATCACAAGATCCAGGGAGCGTGTCGACTTGACGTAACGGGGGCTCGCCCCCCACAGTTGTGCGGGCCTTCGGGAAGATGGGGCGGGGGAACATAGAATCCCGCCCCAAGCTTTTTATCCGAGAAGTTTTGTTAGTTCCGTTTTCTTAGGAATAACTTCCATCGGTAAATAAAGTGCTGTTGTTTTCTTTTTCTTTAGATTATCAAAAACATAAGCACGAACATTACCAGAAAAGCGGCGGAGATTAGAAAATACAAGTTCAGTTAGATATTCTTTATTCACGCCCTCATCTGAGTAAAGAGTTAGGTCATTATCTTTGATTTCGTCAAAGATTTCTACACGATAACGATTTTTCATTTTGCGGACACCAATCCTGCTCGATTGAAATTTTTGGTATACATTTTGCCTGTTGGCATTGAGAGATTATAGGTTGCCTCATTTTCAGCAAAGCCCACATCTATACATCTTGCGAAAGCCTCAAACGCTTGTAGGGCATCTGAGTATTGGTAAGTAGCGAATACATCGCCATCGTATAATACTGTTAGTTTATACATTTGTTTTCTTTCTGTTAGTAGGGATAAATATTTTAGCATAGGGGGCTAGATTTTGTCTAGCCCCCGCTAAGATTACAAGTATCTTGCGATAGCGTTGTAAGTAGAAGTGCTTACGACTTCCTCATCGGTCATCTTGAGAATACGGATAGCGTTCTCAATTTCATCTACCATTTCCTTGTATTGCCAATCGTGAAAAGTCTCAAAATCCTTTTCAGGTTCAGCAGGTAGGTCTAGGCTACCTTTTGGAATAGAGAAAGATACATTTAGTTCGCCATTGTATCTTGTGTGAGCAGATAAGTCATTTGCTTTGGTAATGTTAGCAAGGGCAATCTTAGCGATTTCCTTGTTATACTTTTCCATAGCCTTTGAGTATTTCTCCTCGTTGATTTTTTGGTTAGCCTTGTCTTTCTTGACTTGTGCTAACTTGTTTTCCAAAGCCTTGATAACTTTGGTTGTAGCGATTTTCACGCTAATAGATTTTCCGTTTCTAGCCATTTGATTTCCTTTCGTTTAGGTTAGAGAGAGATTGTAGCAGAGCCCACCGACATTTTGGTGAGCCCTGCCATTTGATTAGATAGATACGCTTGTCCAGCGTTCTGAGCCATTTACATCAAGAAGCACACGAGCCACACCTGAAGGGTGGTTATCTACTGCCTTGATTACACCGATTACACCTGATTTCTCAGTTGTGAAGGTTTGTCCGATTTCTAGCGTTGTTGCCATTTATTTTTCCTTTCTGTTAGGGTTGTATTTTACCAGACCCCACCGACAAGCGGTAGGGTTGGAAAGTGTGATTTTAGTCATACTGCGGAAGCCAAGCGTCTAGGTGGTGAGCCTCTACGATAGCGGAAGCAGGTGCTTGATTTTGATCCCGCCAAGTAATAGGTGCGGGTAGGTCAATAAGGCGTTGGTAATCCTCATCGTGATAAGCATCTATGGCGGCAATACAAGGTTCTACCATAGAGCGGGGAACGGGTGGATAATGATTAGCTGATAAGTGGATAGCAATACTATCCTCTAAAGATAAACCTAAATCTAGTTCAGCTAAATCGGTTGCGAAATTACTCCCCATTGTTCATTACCTCATCTCTCATTGTTTCCAATTCGTCAATAGCGTTCATTAGGTCTATGATTTCATCTTCGCTTAGTAAAACTTTCATAGCCTTATCTACTGCGAGAGAAGCAAGCATACAAGAATAAACATAAATAGACTTAGCGAATTGTTCAGTATCCAAGTCTTTAGCATTGTGGCAGAAAGCCTGAGCAAAGCCCATTACTTCCTCATCAAAAATACTCTGTTCGGTTGCTTCGATAAGGGCGGTTGCGGTTGATAACATTTGTTTCCTTTCGTTGTTGTGGTGGGCTAGATTATACACTAGCCCACCGACATTGTTAGGCTAAGGCTACGAGAGCCTGCGAAGCGCCAGCATTTATGCGGTCTAACTCATCTTGCAATTCTTGACGAGTAAAGAGAGCAGGATTACCGATTAGTTCAGTTACCATACGAGTATTTTCAGCAGTAAATACTCCAGCAGGCAGGCGTTCTACTTGTGGATAGAAAGAGCCTTGTGGGTCTAGTTTAGATACAAAATCTACACCCTCGACGGAAAACGGGTAAGAAGCCCAGTTATCTGTGTTTAGCATTTGTTTCCTTTCGTTTGTTGATAGCGCAATTATAGCCGAAGCCACCGACATTTACCATTTGGCTATCGGCGTGTCGTAGATTTATTTTGTGATAAACCTCACAAATTTCAGGGTGTGTCGTAACTTGACGTAAAACAAATTTTGCCCCCATACGTGTGCGGGCTCTACAGCTCGTTTTTATAAAATTGATATGCAGCTAAGAACGTTGCATGCATTTCAAATTTATCACATTCGCTCCAGTCTAAATAAAAATAAGTATCGATAACATTTTGAATTGATTCTGCAACATTTAAAGGGACCTCCAAATATTCTGCGATCTGATTAGTAAAAATATTAGCAGGCATTATTTTTTACTCGCAGAAAATCGAATGTCTGCTTTACCGTACACACATAGGCCACACGATACGCAGGCAGAACCATTAGTAGAAATTAGAGGAATTTTCTTAGCATTCTCAGGACATTTAGCGCCAGGCTTGCCAGTCAATTCTTTCATTGTGCTTTCGGTGACAGCAAACGTTTTGCCTAAGTAAGCAAGGCGGATACCTTGATTTAGTTTTAGGTCATGAGCAATTTCTTTATTTTCATCGTCGGTAGAATAATAAAGAGATAGATTAGGTGTACCTCTAAGAATAAGCGCTGCAGACTTTACTCGTGTATATACCCAAAATTGAATGTCAGGATGATTAGATATAACAGTCTTCCAGGCATATGCGTAAGTATCATTGAAGAAATCGCCATCCCAGTGAATACGGAATAATTTTTTAGCATTGCGCTTTTCACAATCATTGACAAAGTCAACAATCATCTCATCTAGTAATAGCAGCATGGCATCCATGTCGGCATTACGTAGGAGCTCCCAATTATGGAGAAGAGTAGCCTTTACTCCCTTGTATACCTTTTCAAGTTTACCAGCGTAGCAAACACTTTCACAGATAGACGTTGCGCCAGGACATGAATAAGCCTTTCCTGCGGGTAATCCGAAGGTGTTAGCAATTGTTGGGGTTTTACCATTTGGGGAGACGGCATTAGTTACTTTCCTATCGTTAGAGCGTTTTAGTTTCATTTATAGACCTTTCGTTATGGGCCCTATTGTAGCAGGGCCCACCGACATTTACCAAGATGAGTTATAGTAGAAGGACAATTGGTCGAAATCGGGCAATTCGAACAAGCGGTCTAGTTTCTTGATAGTACGCTTGATATCTTCCCAATACCATTCATCGATATCATATGAGCCAAAGAAGAAGCCAGCCTGCGGCGGCAGCAAACTAGGGTCTTTAGCGAATAAGGCTTGACGGCAAGTCTCTCGCAATTCCTTTAGTTTATCTTTAGACACATAGTAATTGCCGCAGTCATCATTTCCACCTTGTACATTATCGACAAACCATTTGTGAATTTGATTAGACTTACGCCAATAAGCAGCAGTTACTTCAACATTTACACCATAGATATCGGTAGCAATATCTTTCATTCCTGCCGTTTCTACAATATCATTCCAGAGTGGCATGATAGCCTCATCGCTATCCATGTCAAGGTCTAAATCTCTCAATTTATTCCAGTCAATTTTTTCCACATACTTTTTAGCGTGGAGATACATATCTAAACCCATTAGTTTTTCCTTTCGTTGGGATACGCAGCAATTATAGCGTAAACGACTGACATTTTCAGCGACACGCCGCAGGTTTCGGGGTGATTATTATCACATTCGTAAGGACACGCCCGACCCCGCACCGTGTGCGGGCTTGTTGAAATTTCAACTATCTAAAAAACGGAGCGATCAGCTCGCAATAAGTTTTTAGATATTTTTCTTTTTGATTTTTTGATTTTCGTTTATATTTTTTCTTAGACGGAATTGGTGTTGCCGCATTACTGCGGCGCAATTCTTGAACACGTTTTACTTTTTCTTTTGTCATTTTATTTCCTAACTTCTAAAACTTGGAATTTTATAATTCGCTGCGGAATAAAATCTATTCGCATCAAATCTCGGATTATCTTTCGCAAACATTTCTGCGAAATCAACAACCATTTTAGAAAAAACGGCAGGGTGAGTTTTATCGCTAACATAGTTTAGAATTTTAGCGGTTTCAACATAGTCTTTACGGGTCATCATTATTCTGATACCTCCAAAACATCAAAAGCGTCAAACTTTACTAATTCGCTATCAGGCAAAGTAGAAAGAGATTTATTCAGGGCAAAGATAGCAGACAAATCGCTGTCTGCTTCTACTACATAACTAATCAAAACATTTTTTTTCATTAGATAGCCTCCCCTGTTGCGAATAGTTGATTTTCTGAAAGTATGCCATTATCAAAAATGACATCTTTCCCGTCAAGAATAATCCCATAAGGATTACAAATACAGTCCTCGAAATCGTAGTCCTCTCCATTAGAGAAATACTGAGCACCGACACCATTACACAAATCGCAGTCTAGGATTTGATTTACAATGTATTCTAGTTTTTCCATTTTTAGTTTTCCTTTCGTTCTGTTGTTGCTGGAATTGTAGCAGAAGCGACTGACAAAATCGCCTGTAAGTTTTGCGCCTGTTGCGCCTTGCGTTGCTCTATAACAAGAGCCTTGAATTCATCTAGTTTCATTTAGTTTCCCTTTCGTTTAGTTGATTAGATTATAGCGGAAGCCACCGACATTTTAGTAGTCGGCGACCCTGACGGCTACTGTTGCCCATTCGTCATTGAAGCGACCTGTTGGGCGGTAGCGAATAGCGAAAGCCTCATAGCCTTCTGGTAAATAAATATCCTCACGCTTTTCTGCGTGGTTGATAATTCCGCCATTGAAACGACGGCGGAGAGAAGTAGGTGCGTAGTAAGTATCTACTAGCAAATCGACAATTGAATAACTTTTCATAGTTAGTTTTCCTTTCATTTTGTTACTCCGTAATTTTACCAAAAGCCACTGACATTCTTCAACTTACTAGCGAGTAATTTCATATTTTGAGACGCTCAAGCCGTGTGAGAAAATTCACAAATTCCTCGGCGTGTCGCAGGGATCTGGCAAATCGGACATAATGGACTTAAAAGACAAATCGCCCCCATAGCTTTTGTGCGGGCAGCTGATCATTTTGTCAAGTCGACACGCTATTTATTTTTATTCAAAATAAACTGCGCCTCTAACATTTTTATGATTTACGCAAACATTTCCTTTTGCGATTTCTTTATGACAAACAAAGCAAAGCATTTTCACTTCTGCTTTTGTTAGCATTGCTAATTCCAAATCTAGTTTAGTAGAAGTGGAAGCATTTTCTAATGATACCCAACCAGCACCATTTTCATTCATTTCAAAAATTTCTAAATAACCCATTATTAGTTTTCCTTTCTTAGTTAGGTAGGATTTCTGTTCCGTAGTATTCTACGGCGGAATACAAATCCATCATTCCTTTATAGTCACGACATCTAGGGCAGAAAGCGTTCCACCCGTCTGTTAGAGATGAGCAAAATACGCAGATTTTATCTGTTACGCAAAAATCATTATCTACTAAGTATCCGATTATTTCATTTTTATTTAGTGTAGTCATTTTCTGACCTACCTTTCTTTTATCTTGATACTAGTATCCTAACATAGACCACTGACATTTTGACCCGTTTTTCGGGCGTGTCGCAAAACTATTTTTGTGATTTAGGTCATGTGGATAACTTACGCTCAAAATCCAGGGGTTTTCCACACCTGTGTATAAAGCTGTGAATAACGCCCGCAAGAACGTGCGGGCCAGCTGCCGATTTGTCAAATCGACACGCCGATCCTTTTTGTGATTTACCTTACACGCTTGCGCTTTAGATAAAATCGGCGGGCTAGAATAAACGCTCCCGCAATTAGTAGCAGATTATAACTAATAGATAAATAAAACCATGCGCTATCTATTGTAAATCCATATTCATCTAGGTGAATACCTAAGAAATCATTTTCCCACATTTAGAAAACCTCCTCCTCTAAATCAAAACCATCTTCCATTATTTCTTCAAGAGAGATTTCCTCTATTTCGTTTTCTTCTTCTTCATCATAGAAATCTATTTCAGAATATCCGTGTTGAATACTTTCGTATTTGTAGTCACGATTATTTAGTTCCCAAGACATAGCATACATTACGCTAACTCCTTTACACATTCGCAGGGTTCAATATGAAAGTCATTTTCATCACCGATGAAAACTAAGCCCTCACCATAGCACGATGAGCATTTGATTACTTGAACGGCGTTTATCATTTATCTAGTTTCCTTTCTTAGTTGTATTGGCTAACTGCTGTAATTGTAAGAGTTGCCTCTTTATCTAGTTTCTGTATTTCCTTTAGAAACTCTAGGGCTTCATCTGAAGTAGAGAAACTAGGCACTGCTAAAACTCTTGTTTTCTTACCATTCCATATTGCGGTTTCGATTTTCATTTATTTATTTCCTATTCTTTCGTTTTGTTTATTTTGTTATGTCGTTAGACTATCAGACTTGACCGACATTATCAAGCCGACACGCTAGGGCGTAGGTGTGATACTAATCACACGCTACGGCTACGATACGATACTTATCGCTAAGCCCATGAGTAGGGCGGATACGGACAAGGTACGCATTAGCGTTATCATAGAAGACATCAGACGGCTCAGCGTCTTGGATTATACCCTCTAGGGTACGGCTACGATAAGCCTTGCCTACTAGTAGGGATTGGACATTGTATAGATTAGCACTCATTTGGCTACCTACCTTTCGTTAGTTAATTTTGTTGGGAGCGATTATTTGCTAGGCTCACCCTTTCGGTTTATTTGCTAGGCTCACGCTCTAATTCTTATTTAATTGTTATGTCTGTAAGACTATCACCTATGACCGACATTATCAAGGCGACACACCCTCTAATCGGTGTGATTATGAACACACTGAGATTCTATCTCGTGTCCAAACTCCTCTACTAATTCCTCGTAGATTTCGTCCATATAGTCTAGATAATCCATTGTGGTTATCTCCTTTCGTTATATATATAACTCTACACGACCCCACCGACAATTTCAAGGGGACAATTCGGACATATTAGGACATTGTGAGGCACATCACATACTTTTTTCTGTGAGTTAGAACACATATGGGCGCACTAATTAGACAAAACGGACATTTTAAAATCGTGGATCATACAAATTAAAATTATATTAACATTTTTATAAATCTAAATTACTAGTCAACTAGAATCAAATATGATATTATTCCTACATGGCAGCTAATCGAATCGTTGTTTGTGATAAATGCGGGGCGGAAATAGATGTTAGATCTGACTTTGCACACATGACTTTAAGCAATCATAAAAAAGTTTGTAAAAACTCTTGACCTATCAAAATCTTTAATGTTATACTTATCATGGTTTGTGGGGGGCTTACACTGATACTCAAATATACCAGATGTCAGCTTCTCTATCTCAAATAGATTTTTAATCTATGGGGGGTAGGGGGGCTTTGCTAAAATCTAAATTCCCAGATATCAATATATATCTATATGATATCTATGTAATAAAATAAGGCGGGTAATACAATGGATGCAGTAATTTTCATAGGACTAACTCTTTGGGTTCTATATTTTATGTTTATTAAAAACCCTAAAGAATGACTCAAAGGTTTAGAACTTGTCGTGTATGTAAAGTAGAAAAACCAATTGAAGAAATGGTTATTGCTGTTACAAGCACAAAGAAAATTCATTACAAATCTGTATGTCGTCCTTGTCAATCTATATCTCAAAAAATTACTAGTCGACTAAAATTAGAGAATCCATATCCAGATGAAAATTATAGATGTCCAATTTGTGGCGGGGATTCTCCAAAATGGTATCTAGATCATGATTGGAAAACAGGAGCATTCAGATCATGGCTCTGTAATTCTTGTAATATCGGATTAGGACAATTCAGAGATGATATTGATCTACTAAATAAAGCAATTGCATATTTAAGTCCTACTCCTAAATGGTATGAACATGGCTAAGCCATGTATAAGCATGGTTAAAATTTAAAAAAGGCGGGTAGTCGAAAAAATTTCCTTGATATACTAGAGCCATATGATCCCTTGTTCTAGGCATTATAACCAATGAAGACTGAAAAGCTCTCTATTGCCAAGCAAAAGGCTTATTTGGCCAAGTATATACGAGAGCTCAAGGAGAGGACTCCTTGTTTGGACTGTGGGATCAATTATCCATATTATGTCATGGACTTTGACCACGTCCGTGGTAAGAAACATGCAAATGTAATGGAATTAATCCCAACTCTGTCCAAGAAGAAGATAGATGAAGAAATTGCTAAATGTGAGATCGTATGTAGCAATTGTCATCGTATTAGGACTCATTTCAGGAAAATACGTAAGGCTTCGTAAATAGGATAATTGGCCCTCTATTGTTTCATGTGAAACATCTCTTCTAGTCCCGCCGCACTTTTTTCGGGCGCACTTTTCATTTCGCACTACATTTAGTATACTTATAATAATTGGACCATAGCTCAGTCGGCAGAGCGGGAAGCTGTTAACTTCTAGGTCCCAGGTTCGAGCCCTGGTGGTCCAGCCATGCGGATGTTGCATATTGGTAGTGCCTCTGCCTTCCAAGCAGAAGGGGTGAGTTCGATTCTCATCATCCGCTCCACGCCCGATTAGCTCAGTGGCAGAGCATCCGCCTTGTAAGCGGAGGGTCATCAGTTCAAATCTGATATTGGGCTCCATACCTCTGTAGTTCAGTGGATAGAACAATGGACTTCTAAGCCATGTGTCGCAAGTTCAATTCTTGCCAGGGGTGCTCTATATAGGACAAAACCCATTCAGAGGCGGATCCGAATGGGTCTTGCTGCACTTACGTGCAAGCACTGGGAGCAAAAGTGGTGGGATGCTACAACCAGTGCAAGATTATTATCACATAGCGAATTTTCTAAGTCAAGAGTTTTCTGAAGAATCTTCAGATGGTGTATATGCTGGAGTGGGACCCAATAAAAATCCTTGTTCATGATACTGTATAAGTTTGGATGTATCTTCAGGTCCCACTAGCTTATTTGCAATAATTGTTAATAGATCATAAATTCTATGTAGCATGATGTAATTAACCATGTCTAGGTTATCTTCTAAATTTTGTGATTTTTCGTTTTCAGTCATTTGGTCTGCCCAAGTCTTCCCAGAATTTTTCTCTACCCATAGCGTCTGTTTCTTTTATTTGACCGCCGTCGGTTTGGATTTCAGATATTTCTGACGGCTTTTTCCATTCGTTCATATTCTACAAGTCCAATGTTATTTCTATACTGGCATGCTAGGCAGTATACATAAATTATATCATTTAAATCCTGGTTAGGCATCAGAAGGCCCTGGCATAATGGACAATCCATTTTCTGCACAAGGCCCTCTGCTGCTAAAGCCAAATATTTAGATACTATCTGTACCTTCAATGACTTCTCCGTTCCTATTAATTAGGAAACTTTCCTAACCACTCTTTCATCGCCCCAGTTGTATGGGATGACCATGAACTCCAATCATTACCGCCTTGGGTCATGTAGTACGTTATCTCTGCGTTTATTACTGGGTCAAACAATAATATGTTCGACTTTAATTCGAATTTCTCTTTACGATCAATGCCGAGTTTTCCCAACATGTTAATCTGAAAAATTCCGTAGGAACTGTCTCCAGTATTCCTGTTGCCATTATATGCCATCGGGCGTCCATTAGACTCCGCTTTGGCAATGGCCCAAGCCTTTTTCAAGGCTACTCCTTCAAATCCTACTGCCTTCAACAGATTTTTTAATTCTGTATCTGACAACATTTCTGAAGGTTTGTATACAGTGTTGCTGAATTTTTCCAGCGTTTCTTTCTTCAGTTGTAGTTGTGTCTTGCTTGGTTCTACTACCAATGCCTGCGCCGATTCTATCGGTTGAGGCTGGACACCAAATAGAAATAATGTTATCATTGCTATTGATGTCCAAGTATGAGCAACTTCGCTCACACGTTGTTTGATATTCTCCATGGGCATTTCCTCCTATAGAGATAACGAACTATAATAATAGCATTGTTTGACAATTAGTGTCAAGCTGGTTGACTAGGAATTTAATGCATATATCTTATTACACAATTAAGGCGGGATTAAATCCAGCAGTAGGTTTCGGCTATGCTGGACAAAATATTGTTCGTACATTACAAGAATTAGGACATAAAGTAGATTTTGCAAATCCTCAAGCTCAACTTCAATTAAACTTTACACAACCTCATCATTATAAATTACATAAAAATCAATATCAGATTGGTTATACTCCGTGGGAATCTACTAAGATCCGTCCAGAATGGACAGAGCGTATGAATTTATGTGATGAAGTTTGGGCAACATCTGATTGGTGTGCAGATGTATATCGTAATAATGGAATAACTAAACCAATATATGTTTATCCACATGGTATAGAGTCAATATGGAAACCTGTAAAAAGAATTATTAAAGAAGGACAACCGTTAAAGTTTTTGCATGTAGGAGAACCTTCTCCAAGAAAAGACGGGCAGGCAGTAGTAGATACTTTCATTAAACTATTTGGTAATAATCCAGAATATCAATTAACAATAAAATCAATAGGTCCACATACTATTAGATTATATGATGATGAAAATCTTATATTGCCAGAACATAAATATAGTAATATTAAGGTTATTACAGAAGAGTATCCAATAGATAGGCTAGTAGATCTTTATCATTCCCACCACGTTTTGGTTTATCCTACATGGGGAGAAGGATTTGGATTTATTCCACTACAAGGGCTTGCTACAGGCATGCCAGTTATAACAACTTATGATTGGGCACATTATAAAGAATTTATTGGTCCATTAAAGTTAAAGTCAAGGTTTACAGATGCAGAAACAGAAGGAGTTCCTAAAGCAGTAGGAGATCCACATTTAGGAAGTTTCTTTAAGCCAGATCGTGAGCATTTAGAAGATCAAATGGTTTTTGCCGCAATTAATTTTAAAGCTTTATCTGGTTATTACTTTGCTCAGTCAACTAAAATACATGAACAATATAGTTGGACTCAGTTGACTAAGAATGCATTTAAACATTTAGAAGAAAGATTCTAAAACCTCTTCCCACACTAAATAAAGTTTGGTAGAATTGGTATCTATTCAATTTTTTAAATTAAACCGCAAGGCGGAGAAGGAGCTTTACTCAAAAATGTCAAGAACTATTGAAAACCCCTATGAAAACTTTATTGCATTGTCACGATATGCAAGATGGATCCCTGAAGAAAACCGTCGTGAAACATGGGGTGAAACTGTAGATAGATATTTTGCGTATATGCTTGATCATCTTTTTACTAACTATGCATATGAGCCAGATTCTAAACTTGTAGAAGATTTAAAGAAGGCTGTATATGACAGAAGCGTAATGCCTTCAATGCGAGCAGTAATGACTGCAGGTGCTGCTCTTGAAAGAGACCATGTTGCAGGATATAACTGCTCATTTGTTCCAGTAGATTCACCACGATCATTTGATGAGACGATGTATATTCTTATGTGTGGTACAGGTGTTGGTTTCTCTGTAGAATACAAGTATGTTAATAAGCTTCCTGCCGTCCCAGAATCATTTGAAAAGTCTACAACTACAATCGTAGTTGAGGACTCTAAAACTGGTTGGGCAAAAGCATACCGAGAACTTCTTGCAATGCTATGGGCGGGACAGATTCCATCTGTAGATGTTTCTAAACTTCGTCCAGCAGGTGCACGTCTTAAGACAATGGGTGGTCGTTCTTCTGGACCACAACCATTAATTAACCTTTTTGACTTTACAATTGCAAAATTTAAAGCTGCAGCAGGTCGCCAGTTGAAGCCTATTGAGGCTCATGATATTATGTGTAAGATTGGCGAAATCGTTGTGGTTGGTGGAGTTCGTCGTTCTGCGATGATCTCTCTTTCAAATATTAATGATATTGAAATGGCAGCAGCAAAATCAGGAAACTGGTGGGAAAACAACTCACAGCGAGCCCTTTCAAATAATTCAGTAGCATATTCTCGTAAGCCAGAAATGGAACAGTTTATTGCGGAATGGAAGAATCTATATGATTCCAAATCAGGTGAGCGTGGCATATACAATGTTGCCGCTGCTCAAAAGCAAGCAGGAAAATGGGGAAGGCGGGATCCTGAAATCCATTATGGAACCAACCCCTGCTCAGAAATTATCCTTAGACCTTATCAGTTCTGTAATTTATCCGAAGTTGTAATTCGTGAAAACGACACTCCTAAAACCGTAGCAGAAAAGGTACGTCTAGCAACTATCCTTGGAACATGGCAGTCAACTCTTACAGACTTTAAATACCTACGTAAAATCTGGAAAGATAATACAGAAGAAGAACGTCTATTAGGAGTTTCTCTTACTGGACAGTTTGGAAACAAATTCTTTTCTGGAAAGCAGGACTTGAAGAAGCTTGAGCAGACACTAGAAGGGCTTCGTGAATACGCTAGAGAAATTAATGCTGAAATGGCTGCATCTCTTAAGATTCCAGTATCAGCAGCAATTACATGCGTTAAGCCTTCTGGAACAGTATCACAACTTGTTGGAGTATCTTCAGGAATGCATCCATGGCATTCACAGTATTATATTCGTACAGTTCGTGGAGACAAGAAAGACCCATTATCAACATTTCTAAAAGAAGTCGGAATTCCAGTAGAAGATGACTTCATGAAGCCAAATGATACATACGTATTTTCATTTCCAGTAAAAGCACCAGAAGGTGCAATTCTACGTAATGATCTTACAGCAATTGAACATTTAAATACATGGTTGGTTTACCAACGTGCTTGGTGTGAACACAAGCCATCAATTACAGTTTCTGTTAAGGAAGATGAATGGATGGAAGTAGGGGCATGGGTATATAAGCATTTTGATGAGGTATCTGGAATTTCATTCCTACCGCATTCAGATCACTCATATAAGCAAGCACCATACCAAGAAGTAACTGAGACTGAATATCTTGAACTTCTTTCTAAAATGCCTTCTTCTATTCGATGGGAAGATTTGTCTTTCTATGAAACAGAAGACGGAACATCTGGGACTCAAACTCTTGCTTGTACTTCAGACGGCAATTGTGAGATTGTAGACATTTCCGCCTAAAAGGTATATAATAAATATTGGGGAAACCCAAAATTCCTGGGCACAAGGCCCAGAAATAGGAGGATCTTATGGCAAAAGAAGATCTAAATAATGATGGAAAGGTAACAATGCAAGAGAAAATTCTAGCAGCGTTAGCAAGCTATGGTCGTCACTTTCTTGGTGCAGCCATTGCTCTATATATGACTGGTAACACAGACCCAGGAGATTTAATTAAGGGCGGTATTGCCGCATGTCTCCCAGTTATCCTGAAGGCACTCAATCCAAATGAGCCAGCTTTCGGCTTCACAAAGAAGTAATAACTTAATAAGTAGTTAGGATAGCTCCTATGCTAAAATGGGCGTAGGAGTTTTCCTATTTTAGGAGATTTTAGCAAATGGCAGGACAAAAAAATTGGGAAGTGGATCAAAACACTACCTTCACATTTACCGTTGAATATAAAGACAACGATGGAGATCCCATTGATATCACTGGTAGCACCGCAAAAATGCAGGTTCGTGATACAAAGGGCGGAAGCAAATTAGCTTTCACATTAACCTCACCTTCTACAGGTGGAATAACAATTGACGGGCCAAATGGTAAATTAACCATTAAGATTACTCCTACTCAGACTAATAAGTTATTCTATCCAAAATCCTCATATGACATCATGCTTATTGACAGCAATTCAAATAAAATTAAATTGCTAGAGGGCTTTATGACATTGAGTAGATCGGTGACAATTTAATGCCTATTATAAATAATAACGATAACCCAACAGTAGTAGTAACAGAACAAGTTAGTAAAGTTGTAGTAAATACCCCTGGTCCACAAGGTCCCCGTGGTAAAACAATTCTTAATGGAAATGGGATTCCAGCAGAGAATTTGGGTCTAGAGGGAGATTTCTACTATGATAAGACAACTACAAAATTTTATGGCCCTAAGCCTACAGACCTAACTTGGGCTGGAGCAACAAGCTACTACCTAAATGCCACATTTGTTTACTCTTGGGAAATGGCTCAAGTCACTGGACCAGTAGATGGAATATATTCAGTAGCGATACCCCATAATTTAGGAATAAAGCCTAATGTTACGGTTAAGTCAAGCGCTGGAGATGTATTAGAAACTGGAATAGACTATAATAATAACAACACTTTAACACTGACAATGGCTCAACCGTTTTCAGGGACAGCGTACCTGTCTTAAGGAGCAAAGCAAATGGCAAGAAAATTTTTAGTTAGCGTTGATCTCAATAAGAATGAGTTACAAAACGCTCGAATTCAGAACTTAGGTTCGGCTCCGTCCAGCCCAGTTTCTGGTCAGATTTATTATGATACATCGAATAACACGATGTACTATTACAATGGATTGGCATCGCCTAATGGCCCATGGATGCCAATGTCTGGTTCCACAGAAGTAATCCAAGATGTAATTGGATCTTCCGTAATAGGTGGAGTCGCCCTCACAGCAACATATGATGATAATGCTGGAACTACAACTATCGATCTTGATAATACTACAGTAACTGCAGGATCATATGGTTCAACAACACAGATTCCAACATTTACAGTAGATGCACAAGGTCGTTTGACTGCTGCAGGAACTGTAAACGTAGCAACAACACTTTCAATTGCTGCAGAATCTGGAACAGCAGATACAGTAAACCTTCTAACCGATACTCTCACATTTGCGGCGGGAGAAGGAATTGATACAACTGTAACAAATAATACAATTACAATTGCTGGAGAAGATGCAAGCACATCTAATAAAGGTGTTGCTTCATTCAATGCAGATGATTTCAATGTAACTACTGGACATGTAGAGCTAGAAGATACAGTAGTTAAGACAGTTACAACTGATTCTGGTGCTTTAACGCCATCAGGACATAGCCTATCAATTCTAGGCGGAGAAGGAATTGATGTAACTCATACTGGAACATCAATTACGGTAGCTGGCGAAGATGCATCGATATCTAATAAGGGTGTTGCTTCATTCGCAGATGCAGACTTTACAGTAACAAATGGTGCAGTAAGCATCAAGAATGTTAACCTTGCAACTCAAACAACTGGCAATTATGTAGCTACAATAACTGGAACAGCTGGAGAAATTGAAGTATCTGGTTCAGGATCAGAAAATTCAGCAGTAACAATTGGACTTCCAGATAGCGTAACAATTACCAGCGACTTGACAGTTGGCGGAAACTTAACAGTTAACGGAACCCTAACATCACTAAATACAGAGCAAGTAACAATTGAAGATAACGTTGTTGTATTAAATAGTAATGTTACGACTTCTCCTACAGCTAATGCTGGTCTTGAAGTTGAACGTGGAACAGAGACAAATGTATCAGTACTTTGGAATGAGACAAATGATAACTGGACCCTTACAAATGATGGTACAAATTACCACGCAATTACACGTAAGTATGTTCAAACTCTTTCAACTTCAGCAACATCTTATACAGTAACACATAATTTAGGAACTACAGATGTGATGGTTCAGGTATCTGAAACTGCATCACCTTATGCTAAGGTAGAAACAGATGTCGAACTTACATCTGCCTCTGCTGTAACAATTAAATTTGCTACAGCCCCTTCAGCAGGAGCATACAAGGTAATAGTAGTAGGTTAACGTGGCAAAGCAATTTAAGACAACGATTGCTCCGCCAGCCCTAAGTTCAGATCCTACAGGATCTTATGTTGGAGAAATTTACTATAACAGTACAATTAATGCTTTGAAGTTTTTCAATGGCGCTACTTGGTCTATAATTGGAACAGGAAGCGGCGGAGGAAGTGGAACTTCAAACTCATTTGAGGTATTAGCAGATGCTCCAGCATCTCCAGCACAAGGAAGAGTGTATTTTGATTCTTCTGAAAATACAATAAAGGTATATAACGGAAATATCTGGTATGACGTGGCTGGTCCTAAAGAATTATTGGATCACCAACACTACGCTGGAGAAGGTCTTGTTCGCCATGTTGATTATGGTCAATATGTTTCAGATTTAAATTATATTGTATCTATGGACGGTGGAGCGGCAACTTCAAACTATTCATCAGCACCAAACAATGATATAATAGACGGAGGAGCAGCATAGAAAATGGCAGTTAGAATTCAATTACGCAGAGACACCGCCGCAAACTGGGTATCAGCAGATCCCGTTCTTCGTGCAGGTGAGATAGGTATTGAAACAGATACCCTTAAATTTAAAATTGGTACTGGTGCAACATGGACAGCCACACCAAATTATGCAAACGTAACTCCTTCAGGTTTATCAAATAGTCTTAATCAATATATTTTAGCTGCAGACCAAGGAGCTCCTGGCGGACCAGCAGAACTAAATTCTAGTGGAGACTTAGTAATTCCAGAAAACTCAATTATTCTCTGGAACGATGCAGACTATACATATAGCACAACTGTTACAGCTACACAGCCTACAGCAGATAGAACAATTACTCTTCCAAATAATTCAGGAACTGTTATTACTAGTGGAGATACAGGCACAGTTACAAATACTATGCTTGCAGGATCAATTGCAAATAATAAACTTGCAAACTCTTCTATTACAATTAACGGATTCCCAATCCCACTTGGTGGAGAAGCAGCATATTCAACAGATAATATTCAAGAGGGTACTACAAATAAATACTTCTCTGCAGAATTAGCTCAAGATGCAGCAGCACAAGCATTGGCAAATGGAACTCATACAAATATTACAGTTTCATATAATGATAATGCTAACTCAATCAGCCTTGCAGCCGCTCCTGGATATACAGACGAAGAAGCACGAGATGCTGTAGCTGGATTAATTACAGGATCTACTCATGACGGAGTTTCTGTAGCATATACAGATTCTGGAACAGGTGCAGGAACCCTTGCCTTTACTAATACAGATAAAGGGTCATCACAAAATATATTTAAAAATATTGTCGTAGGCGCAACTACAGTTGTAGCAGATGGCAATAACGACACTCTAACATTTGTCGGAAGCAATGGTGTTGGAGCACTAGCAAATGCTACAAATGACGTAATTGAATTTTATAACACTGGTGTAACATCATTAACTGGTACAGCAAATGAGGTAGAAGTTGATACATCTACTGGAGCAGTAATTGTTGGACTTCCAAATGATGTAACAGTTTCTAATAATCTAACTATAACTGGAAAAATTTCCTCAGTTGACTCGATTCAAATTGATAAAACAGCAACAGTAACTCCTGCAGAAGGAGAATTATCATGGAATGCAACTGATGGAACCCTACAGCTGGGATTAATTGGCGGAAACTTTGCAAATCATATTGGTAGAGATATTGTTCTCAAAGTATTTAATGCTCAAGGCTCAACAATTCCTAAAGGTTCAGTAGTTTATCTATATGGAGCACAGGGAGACAGGCCTTCTGTAAGATTAGCCTCTAATTCATCAGATACAACATCTTCAAAAACAATCGGTATTGCAGCAGAATCAATTGCAGCATCAGCCGATGGTTTAATTATTACGCAAGGAATGCTTTCTGGACTTTCGCTTGGATCATATACACCAGGAGACATACTCTGGCTTGGTTCAACACCAGGATCATTTACATCAACAAAGCCATCTGCTCCAAACCATATGGTATTTATTGGAGTGGTAGCAAAAGCAAATAATGGCAATGGTATGGTTTATATTAAGCCACAGAATGGATATGAGCTAAATGAACTACATGACGTAGCAATATCTTCTGTTGCTAATAATGATGTTCTAAAATATGATTCAACTTCTGGTAACTGGGTAAATACAAAAACCTTATCAATTCAAAATTTAACTCTATCTGGAAATCTTACAGTTAATGGAACAACTACAACTGTAAATACAGCAGACTTAATTGTAAATGATCCACTTATTTATATTGGAGAGGGAAATACTGGAAACTCAGTAGACCTTGGATTTGTAGCATCATTTGATAATGGCACATATCAACATGCGGGACTTGTTCGTGATGCTTCAGATAATAAATGGAAACTATTCAAAGGCGTAACAGATGAGCCTACAACAACAGTTAATTTTACTCAGGGATCTCTAGATACCTTAGCAGTAGCCACACTCGAAGGAAATGTAAGTGGAAATGTTACAGGTAATCTTACTGGTAATGTAACTGGTGATGTTTCTGGAAATGCAGGAACTGTAACAAATGGAGTTTATACTACAGGAAGCTATTCAAACCCATCCTGGATAACAGGGCTTGCATGGACTAAGATTTCTTCAACTCCAACTACAATTTCGGGATATGGAATTACAGATGGCGTTTCAACTGGTGGAACATATTCAAATCCATCATGGTTAACAAGCTTAGCTTGGTCTAAGATTTCATCAACCCCTACAACAATTGCAGGATATGGAATTAC